TCGTAATTTGATTTTGATCAACAACTTTCTCTCCAGATTTTTCTAGACTTTTAACTCTATCTCCAACTTCACTAATTTGATTCGTAATTTGATTTTGATTAACAATTGTCTGTTTTACTGTATCTCCAACTTCACTAATTTGATTCGTAATTTGATTTTGATCAACAACTTTCTCTCCAGATTTTTCTAGACTTTTAACTCTATCTCCAACTTCACTAATTTGATTCGTAATTTGATTTTGATTAACAATTGTCTGTTTTACTGTATCTCCTTCTTGATTTACAACATTTGTTAAATTATTAATTGTCGTATTTTGTTGTTGATTTTCTGAGGAAACTTTTTGAACAATCTCTTCTTGCTCGGTAAGAGACTTCAACAGAGATTCAAAGTAATTTTCATTTGAAAATGCTTTCATTGATGAGGATTTAACTTCCTGTAAAGCTTGATCTGTTTTTTTATCAACACGATCCAATTCCCCAGAAATCTCATCAAGATTCTGAAAAAAACTATCAATTGAAATCTTTTTTTCTAGGGTATTAGCGGGCATTTGCGTGTCTTTGCTTATCTTCCTCTAAGTAATTTTGTAATAATGCCAAGTAAATTTCGCGTTCCCAAGGAAGCATGTTTTCAATTTCACTTAAACTGTATTTATGGTATTGCACGAGAGCAAAATTAATTCTGTAATAAGATTCAAGGTCCTCTCGTGCAATACTTAAGCGAAAAAATCCTTCAATCCCTCCAAAACGACAGGATTTTTAATACCAGTTTTTGGATTCTCAACAATAAATTCGTGAGAAAGTTTTGGCATAGTTGCAAAAAACTGTTCCACTTCCTTATATTGCTTTGAAGTAAGTTTTCCCAAAAAATTAATTTTTTCCTTTTCACTATAACTTGAAAAATCCCAAGCATCCTCTTCATTAAAGAGCATTTCTAAACAATTTGCAACAGGTTTTAATGTAAGATCTACCTTCTCTTCAGGGGTTAATTTATCATCAACTTCAAAATTTGATTCTATAAATTCTTCTAAAGATGGATACTTCATACGCAAAGTTTTATCATCTAAAACAATGTCATTCTTATGATCTTTATTTTTTTTAACTTGAATTTCATCAACAAAAATAGTTACAGGAACTTCAGTTTCTCCATCGTCTGCACATGTAATTACAATCTTAATGGATTCCCCAATAGATTTTGCACGAATGTTTAAAAATAAGTATTCAATATCAAATGTAGGTAATTTATCTACATTAACTCCTCTTGTGACAAGACAACTTTTAAGAACTTGTTTTACTGCATTTGTAATTTGAGCATTATCTTGAGATTGTAAAGCAAGAATTAATATTTTTTCTTCTCTAACCAGAAATGGGCGGTATTTAATTTTCTTTTCATTCGATGGTAAAATCAGTTCGTATGTTGGAGTTGTGATTGCTGGTAAAGTCATTGATAAACATTTAGGTCAATATAATTATTTATTAGGTTCTTGTAGGAGGTTCTTTTCATTAAACAAATACTCTACACTACCATCCTCTGGATTGGATTCAAAGACATAATATCTATCATATTGAAATGTAACTGACACCTTAAGAATGTTTGCTGTACCATAAGATACAGGCATTTGTGACATATTCATCGGCCAACAATTAGTAAGATGATACCTTATCATAGGCGATTTATATCTCAATTCTGATGTGTTACCTACAGTTCGGTTTCCTCCAGATGTCAAGAATGATCTTGACAGTCCAGCATCTTTTTCAAATTTAATTATCTCAATGTTGTCTTTATAAGTATCCGGATATCTCATTCTACCATAAGTATTATGCATTTTTTTAATTGAATTAATTGGATTTATGAAATTCATCCACATCTCAAACATCTTAATTACAACATGATTTGAATCTACATAAAAAGTCAAATTGAGTGGGGGGTAAATTCTACGTGTTGGAAACATCTCAGTCAATCCCTGTCGATCACCAAATACCTGAGTTGCTTCATAGCTTGTTGCTGGCAATTCTGCATCAGTGCATAATAACCCAACTTTTTCAAACATATAAAATCCTTCATTTCTAGTCTTGCCAGTAAGTTTTTCGTCTTCACCCTTCAACCAATTGCCATAATTTGCAGAAGTAAATCGTACTTGATATAAATTATCAACCGATATTTTTGAAAAGATACCTTTAATCGTTTCAATAGAATAAGTAATTTCGCTCCCTAATAGTGCCACAATAAATACTAGTAGTAGTTTAATATTTATATTTATGGCTTATACTACAAAGTATAACCCAACTAATCCAAAAAAATACAAAGGTGATTCAAATAATATCATTTGCAGAAGTCTTTGGGAACGAAAGTTTGCAAAATATGCAGATTTAAATGAAAATGTTTTGGAGTGGGCATCAGAAGAAATACAGATTAAATATTTTGATCCAACAACAAAAAAAGTTAGGAGATACTTTCCTGATTTTTACATCAAGTATCTTGGCAAAGATGGAAAAATTAGAAAAGCAATTATAGAAATCAAACCTTTAAAGGAGACGCAAGAACCTGTCAGAAAAAAAGGAAAATCAAATAAAACATTAATTTATGAAACTCTTACTTATGTGAAAAATCAAGCAAAATGGCAAGCAGCAAAAGAGTTTTGTTCCGATAATTTATTTGAGTTTAGAATTATGACAGAAAAGGAGTTAGGAATTTGAATATTTTCGAATCAATACAAAAAAAAGCAGGAAAAATACCACAAAAAAACGATTGGTACATAAATCAATTAATTACTGAACTTCAATCTCGAACGTTCAAGGGTCCAAAGGGATTTATTCCCGGAAATTTATATCTTTTTTCTTATGCTCCAAAATACTCTTTTGAGGGTCACGATAAATTTCCTTTAGTTTTTGTTATGGAAATGTATGCAAATGGATTCTTGGGATGCAATTTACATTATGTAAGTCCAGATTCGAGAGATGAAATTGCCAATGACTTGCTAAATAAATCAGGACAATCTGGATTTGCAGTTCCTCCTCAAACACTTCGCAGATATCTTTTTTCTGGAGTTCAAGGAATACCTTATTTCATTCCAGACGATGAATGGAAAGGATTAGTCAATCTTCCAACAGAAAAATTCGTAGATAAAAGACAACAATCTGTAAGGTCGGCAGAAAAAATTAAAGGAACATAACAAAATGGCATTTACAAACTCCTTCGCAATATCATCCTTAGGTGCAAAAAAAATTGAAGTTGATGTAATTACAGGAGGAACCAAAGATGGTTTTATAACTGGATTCTTTATTGATGGAATTCCAGTAAATCCAACATCTAACGATTGGAAAAAAATTGCAGAAGCAGAGGAGACTAAGTTCATTGTAAATCAATTTAATGGTACAATTAATCAACCACTAAAATTTTTGTCGGAAGAGGAACTATTAGATGAGTATGATAAAAGAATAAGTGATGGGGATAATAATGCATCAATTGATGAGGATGAACTTCCAGTTAATGTTGGGGTCACAATTGGCGGAGAACTTCAAAAAGAAAATCGGTTGGGCTCTGGATTAAGGAAATTTAAAACAAAAAAACTTACCTCGGCACTTGCTTATCCCAAAGATATTGATAAAAACCAAGATTATCTACAAATAGATAAATATGAGTATAGACCACCTCAAGGAGGTGGTGGTGCGAATCTAAAAAATCCAACTCGCGGTAAAAAATATGGAGGAACTATCATTCTCCCAATGCCAAAGGTAAGTGATTCTAATGGAGCAGAATGGGGAAAAAGTGATTTAAATGTTTTAGGTGTTGCAGCAGTGGGTACGGTAGGAGCTATTATTCCAGGAGGTGGTGGTGGGGAAAATCCAGATTTAGGCAGGATAGCCCAGAACGTTGTCGGGGGAGCTGGCATCATTGCAGCGCAGGAGGCAGCAGCATACCTATCATCTAAAAACATTAACATTGATGTTGATCAGTTGCTTGCAAGAACCACAGGAAACATAATCAATCCAAATGCAGAACTTCTTTTTCAAGGTGTAACTTTAAGACAATTTGGATTTTCTTATAAGTTAGTCGCAAGAAGTGCAGACGAAGGTGCAAACATTCGTAGAATTATTAAATTTTTTAAAGATGGAATGGTGCCAAGAAAAGTGTTGGGTGATGCGTTACTTGGAACTCCAAACATTTTTGCTCTTCAATATAAAACTAATAATGATAATAAATCTGTAAATAAATTTAAAGACATGGCTCTCGTAAGATTCACGGCAGATTATGCTCCTGATGGATTTTGGACTGCTTATGAAGATTCACATCCAGTTGCGATCCAAATTCAATTTGAATTTTCAGAATTACAACCAATTTATGATGTTGATCAGGCTCTGTATCCAGCAGACGACGTAGGTTACTAAAGATGGCAATTCCAAAATACAATCCTTATCCAGAGGGTTATTTTAAAAACAGTTATTTTAGAAGATTTTCAAATTTAAGTTATCCAGATTTGAGTGCATCAAGAAATTCAATTCTTGAATACACAACTGTAAAAAATCTTTTTAAATCCGCAAGGGTAAGAGAAGATATTTTTGGATCCTTTTTAAATTTTGAAAAATATCAAGTAGAAGGTAATGAAAGACCAGATCAAATAGCAGAAAAATTTTATGGAGATTCTAATTTAGATTGGATTATTCTATTGGCCAATAAAATTACAAACATTCGAAATCAATGGCCATTAAGTAATGCAGATCTAGAGGAATATTTAAAAAATAAATATCCAAATGAAGAACTTTATCAAGTTCATCATTACGAAACTCTAGAAATTAAAGATTTTAGGAATCGGTTAATTCAAAAGAAAGGTCTTTGGGTTGAACCAAATCATTCAATTTCATACATTGACAACAATCAAATAGTAACAAAATCAGAAATTAAAGAAGTTTTATTTTTTGATTACGAAAGAGAGTTAAATGACGAAAAGAGATCTATTGATATTTTGAGTTCAAGATTTGTGCCTGTGATTATTCAAGACCTGGAAAACATAATGACGTATCAACCAAGTTCACAATACATTGATGATAAACTGAAAAAAACAGAAAATCCACGTATCACATTACCATAAAAAAAGGGTTGCTTTTTGAGCAACCCTTTTAAGAAAAATTTGTCAGAAAAAATTTTTAGACCTTTTTTGAACTAAAAGTTAATTTTAGTTTTCAGCAAGTTTTTGAAAGAACGAAAGAGCATCATCTTCATCCTCATCAACATCGTTAGATACTGTTGAACGAGAAGTAAGAGAATTCAATTCAGAACGAAGATCTTCTGTCAATGAAGGTGAAGATACTTGCTCCTCTTCATAAGTTTCTGGATCTTCACGACGAGGAGCACTCTTTGTTCCAAGAACATATCCAAGACGCTTGCTCAATTCATCATAAGATTTGAAATTTTCAGATTTAGTAAAATCTAAAAGAGAATATTCTTTCTTCCACAAAGACTCAAGAGCATCATCATCATTAAGAAGAGGACCTGGACGTTCAAATTCAGAAGAATCATAATTCCAATAACCAGCAACTTTTTTAATTTTCAATTTGAAGTTTGCACCTTCCCAGAAATCAAACGGATTAATGGCAGTTTCATCCTCAAACTCCGGTTGCATTGCTTCCTGAATTTTATCAAAGATTTTTTTGCCATATTTAAACAAAAATACTTTTCCTTCATTTTGAGGATTGGTATTGTCTTTCACAACATAAATGTTTGAAAAGTAAGACAATTTGCGTTTTTGTTTACGAGCGATTTCTTTATCAGACTCAAGACCACTGTTCCATAATTGAGTATTATACTCCGATACAGGATCCTTTTGACCTAGTGTTGTCAAAGAGTTTTCAATGTACCAACCGCCAGAACTTTGAAAAGCGTGAGACCAGACCTTTGCCCAAGGAAGATCTTCTGCCTCTGGTGCTGGAAGAAAACGAATAACAGCAAATCCGTTACCCATTTTATCTACTTCTGGTTTCCAAAGACGATCATCTCCAGCAGAAGAAGTTGTATTCATCTTCTCAACTTCTTTTACCAATTTTTGAGTAAGAGATCCAAGAGAGGACTGTTTTTTTAGATCAGCAAATGACATGCGTATTTCTCCGTATTAGTTGTATTAGGTGTGTGTTCATGAAGAATGATACTACGTTTCACTCTTCATGTCAAGTGATTTTCGTAAATTCAGCACAGTTTTTTTCATCTGATCAAACAATTCTTCTAATGAAGTTTCAGGAGAAACTCCAAGAATAATAGCACTTTTTTTAATCTCAGATATCATCTTTTTACTTTCCTCATCGTCAGATAATTTCATTCTAAAATACATTATTTCCTGTTTTTCCACAAGAGTTTCAAGTAATAATATAAATTCAACTCTTTCCTCATGAGACAAACTAGGAATCATAAAAAATTTTTTTTGTAATTTTTTTTGAATAGTATGGATTTCTTCAAGATCTCCAAGAACTATTTCCGAATCAAAAAAACTGCTCATTTTACAATTATTTCTTTAAGAAGAGTTTTAAATTTGGTTATATTTATGTTTGCCATAAAAGGATTATATTTTTTTATTTTACTACTTACAGTTTTCCACATCAAATCATCTAAAATTTTATCATATTTTTTACTATACCCCAAAATCTTATCCAGTATGATAAGAGTTTCCAAAGAAAGATTTTGTTTCAAATGTTCTTTCAGAACTTGTGGGTGATGACCTGGTTTACAGTCAAACATCAAATCAAAGTTTTTGTTAGAAAAAACATTCTCAATCTCCTGCGAAAATACATAAAAAAGACTTTGGTTTTTCTTTTTCCAATTTGTATAATGACTTTCTCCTGTTTGAATAATTTCTCCGATCCAAACTTTTTGAGGATCGTCATGAACAATGAAACTAGAAACAAAATAATTTACAACTTCATCATCATTTAATTTTCTTGAGCATCTTTCAAAAAAATACTTGTCCTTTCTTTTATTAAATGATGCTACGCTTGCTCTAGATTTTCCAGAATACTTAAAATAATCATAGTTATCATTTGTAAAGTGATTCTTTAGGGCAAGATAAGTTTTATAAACATCAAAGGGTGTCACTTTCATAAAGGCAGTTTTGCTTTAGAAGTTTTCTTCAAAAAATTTAACTCCATTGCTTCATGTTTAATTTTATCTTTCAGTGGTTTTGAAATAAGTTTGGAAATTAAATCAAGTTCAATGTTATTTTTTTCACAAAAATAGATGATAGAATCAATGTAACTACTTTTAGTTTCACTGACAATTTTTTCAATTTCTTGTGCAAATCTAGACGAGCATAGAAATTTTTTTTTCAATTCTTGAGAAATTAAATCTTCCATTATTGGGTTCTTTCCTTTACAAATTCTTTGATGTATTTCACCAATAACTTAATATAATCCCCTTTGTTTCTTTTGTCAAATATCTTCACTTCTCCATCAGGAGTTACCATCAAGGTAATAAGTTTTTTAATAGGAATTTGAGTTAATTCATAGTACATACATGCATAAGCAGTCTCTTGAACAAAATAATTTTCAAGCCATTTTTCAGGTTTAATTTTGCCAGATGTTTTAAAGTCAATGATTGCCAGTTCACCTTCGTATTCAGCAATACAATCAACTCGTCCAGCAAGTCCAAAATACTCACTATAAAGAGTTCTTTCGATAGCATGAATGTTATTTATTTTATCAAGATACGGTTTTGCATGATAAAACATAAACTTTGACGTAGGTTGATAATTCTCCCACACAAGTTCTTTATTCTCCAAATAGTCTTGGCAGACTTGGTGAAAATCAGTTCCTCTTGATGTTGCTCTTTTTGTAATACGATTTGCCTCTTCAATCCCAACTCTCTTTCTCCACTTAACAAAAATCTCACGATTATAGAAAGAAGTTACCGAAGTAATTGAAGGAACCCATTTACCACTTGGAAGATTGTACAGACGAATACTCTCGGTAGTCTTACAATCTAATTCAAGATCACCCAGATAATTACAATGAATGAATGACATTACATACCTAACGCAATTTTGTTAAGAATGTATTCTTTAACCAAACCAGATCTCACAATATCATCAACAGTAAATTCAATCGCATCGAAACTATTCATGTTACGAATGATTTTAATGAAATCAAGAATACCATTTTTTTCATAAGTTTTTGTTAAATCAGTTTGAGTAGCATCACCACAGAACATAATTTTACAATTTTCTCCAACACGAGTAATTATACTATCAAGTTCGTGAAAATTTAAATTCTGGCACTCATCAACTAAAACAATACAATTGTCTAAAGTTGTTCCACGAATAAAAGAAGTGCTCCAGAATTTAATAGTCTCTTGTGATTTCAAATTTCCATAGAGCATCTCAAAATCAGCATCAGATGGCATTTGGAACATGTATTTAACCATGTTCTTATACGGAATTTGATAAAGTGCAGATTTATCTTCATGATCTCCTGGAAGAAACCCAATCTCTCTAGTAGAAACTAAAGAACGAACGATGTAAATTCTTTCATAGGGAGTTATCTCATTTAAAACTTCTCTTAAAGCATTGTAAAGTGTGATAAATGTTTTTCCAGTTCCTGCACAACCATATGCAAACAAATGCTTGTTATTAGCATAGGATTCAAAAAGTCTTTTTTGATTGTCGGTTAGAGGATCAATCTCAATTAATAAATCTGTGTTAATTGGTTTTCTTCTTTTCATTTGTTTTGTATTCATTCCTACCCCAATTGGTTGGAGATCATTTGATCTTTTTCTTCTTGCCATTAGTTTTTCTTTACTCGTGAACCAGGTACATTTCCAACTTTTTTTAATACCTCATTCCAAGAAGGATTTTTTCTGTTTAGTTTGTCTTTCCATTCACCAACTTCACCGAAAGATGCACAACCTTGTGACCAATCTTTGTCCCAGTCCTGGTTATCTTTTCTCCATTGGGAGTATTCATCAACAGACATTTTGAGTTCTTTTGTCTCACCTGTTTTTTTATTAATAATTGGATATTCTGGCATTGTTTATAATAATTTACAAAATATTTAGGGACTTAATCGTGCTTTGTGAAGACGCTTTTCCTCATAGTAACTAAAGATTTCTGGAACCCATTCTCTCATTACGGGAACCATACCTTCACATAATGCCTGAATTTCTACTTGAGCATCCAGTTTAGCACGAAGGTCAAGAAAGTGTAGTGCGGCACGAAGAGAGAATGAAACAACAAAGTTCTGACGAATGTTCTGCGGAAGATAATCACGGAGATGTTCTTCTGCCATACCACGAGTATTGTAGTTCTCTGCATACCTCTCAGATGCCGCCAGGCAGAACTTTAACTGCCTTTCGTAGTCATCCTTCCTCCATTCGTATTTGTGCCCTTTACGGTCAAGGTAGAGACCTTCTGGACGCACATAGAAAACCTCTTCAGGTTTCAGGTCACCAGTCGCAACCTTCAATACACGACGACCAGTATAACGCTGAGACTGAACATCAAAAGAAACTCCAACACGGTGAGTTCGTGCCTGTACCATTACATTATGAACAAACCCAACACAGTCCAAAGTAATTGCAGGATGCTCTAGAGGTCCCCAGTGCCCTCGCTCATTTGCAAGTAACTGTTCAATTACCCATTTACCACATTCCTTTTCCGCAGGGGGAAACTTAGTGTGAATAGGGTCTTCACTATAATCATTCTTACCTGCCTGATAAACAAGAGTCTGTGGAAGTTGTGTTTGGCGAAGCATCACAACTTTCATATAACGGTCAAGTTCTAAAAGGTCTTTTGCTTTAATAGGTTTCATCAATCCTCATTTTCATCATAATACTCTATGTCATCATCGCAATTTTCTAGATAATGTGTAATTTCTTTATAGTTGAGATTTGATTTTTCATCTGAATCAATTTCTTCTTTTAAACTATCAACAAGAAGTTCAAGGTTGCGAACAATTAATTTAAGTTTTTGTTTGTTCATTTTATAAAGAGTTCTCTATCTATTATAGAGAAAAAAAAGGAGAGTGTCAACTCTCCTCACTATCATTGATTATAAATTGATTGATACGCATCGTATAGTGAGTCTGGACGAGCATTGCTTCCATAACTATCTCCTCTCAACTCCTCTTGAAGACTATTTCCTTTGATTTCCATTCCAGCAGCAATTTTTTGTTGATTCTTTTTTGTTTCAGCAGGTTTTGATAAATCTGTTGACATCTTGAATCCAGATACACCAGTGGTCGTTGGTTTAGAGGCAGCGGCGGTTCCTGCTGATTGCATTGCTGGAGTAGAAGTTCCTAATGCTGGTGTTGATGAAGAAAAAGCAGTTGATGATGTTGTTGGTGAAGGAGTTTTTGGTGCTGGCATTTTACTTACATAATCTGCACCAAATGTTTTTTTCATCAATGGATTGGTTGTTGCACTAGTTCCTCTTGTGCGATCTCTTTCAGCAGAAGCAGCAGCAAGTTTTGGATTAGCTGCAGCAAATTGTTGCATTGGAGTTGTTGCCGGTTTTGTAGGTGATGCGGGAGTTGCTGGTGCTGTAGGTACTGTAGGTGTTGCTGGTTTTGCTGGTGATGTAGGTGTTGCTGGTTTTGCTGGTGTTGATGGTCCAGAACCACGAGCAATTCCAGTGGCAGGTCTTGTTGCTGCTGGTCTTGGACTTGTTGCTGCCGGTGTTACTGCAGGTCTTGGTGTTGATGCTGAGTTGCGTCTAGGATCTGCTTGATCTTGTTTTGCCTGAGCAGCAGATGGTGGATTTGCTTCAGACCCAAGTTCTCTAAACGTTCTTTGCAATCTTCCCTGACTTCCTCGTACATATGATAATTGTCCTTTTTTGCCACCTAGGGTTGCTTCATATCCTCTACCTAAAGTTACATTGCCTCCAGCAGTCACTCCTTTTTGTGGTTTAAGATTTATAGTTTCTGGTTTTGCCGGTGCTGGTCTATTATTTGGTCCACCCATTTCACTCAAATACCCCTCATACATCTCTTCCCAAGTATAATCACTCAGGTCATAACCTTCTTCTAGAAGTGAATTTACCCACTCCTCAACACCTTCCCATACCTGTTCTTCGGTGAGTTGTCCGCTAAAAATCATCTGAGATGCTTCCAGAACATTATAACCCTCAGAAACCAATTCATCCATCAATTTAGTGTACTGGCGATAAGATAATTCCATTACTTCTACTTTAACTTTTTTTATTATTTATGTATTTATTTACCACCTCTTGTATTTGTAGGGGTTCCTCCTGTAGTACCAGTGGGACTTGCTGTTGGTTTAGGTCCAACAATTTTAGGTCCAACAATTTTAGGTCCAACAAGATTTTGTGATCCCTTCACACCAAGAGATTGTTGACGCTTAATATCACTAGTGGCAGCTTGTTGAAGTTTTGTTTTTCTTGACACTTCATCTTGTGCTTTGTACGCATTAGGATTAATTGTTCTACCAATTCTTTCAAGCGGATTACTAGAGGTCTTGGCAAGAGTTGAAGGATCCTGTGCTCTTTTATAAACTGCTTGACCTCCCTTAAAAGCAAGATTTCCTGTTTCTATCTTACCAGTTTTAGGATCTTTTACTACACTAGTCTTAGCAAGACTTACGGTTTTTCTTTGTGATCCAGCACCAGTTGACATAAAACCAGTTCCATCTTTAGCCTTACTGAAGGTTGTCTTACCTCCAATACCTGCTAAACCACCACCTGCTTGTTTTTGACGATTTGCTGTTGCCATTGTCTTTCTTTGTGCTGCATTTGCTCCGGCAACAGTATCAAAGGCAGAGCCTGCTGCGGTTGCACCACCGTAAGCACCTGCTGCACCAAGAGCAACACTACCAACACCTCCGCCAGCAACACCACCTAAAGTTCCTCCTAGGATACCACCTGCGGTAACAGCAGCACCCTTCGCTAAGGATCTAGCCCAACCAGAACCTTTTTCTCTTTCTGCTCCAGTTTCTAAAGCACCACCTAATGCAGTTAACGCAGGTCCAGCTAATCTGCCAGCAGTGCCTGCAGCACTCTTTAATCCAGTTGGAACTTTCGGTGCTTGAGGAAGTTTTGATTTAATTCCACTACCAAGATTTTTTACTGACTGACGCAATCCAGGAGTAGATGTTGGTGCTCCTGCGTTTGATGCTTGAGTTGGTGAAATAGTTGAAGATCCACTTGCTGCAGGTTGAGGTGTTGGTCTTTGAAAGGGTACTCTTTTATTAGTAACTAATTTTTTAACTGCTTGAGATCTAGTAAAAGGAGTTATTTTATTTGCAATTACTTCTGAAATATAAACTTTCAACCAGGACAGATTATCAAGATCTTGTTCCGATAATTCTTCAAGAACTTCCAACTTATCTACTTCAGAAAGTTCTTCATCAAAAATACTAAACCACTCAACTGCTTCAGACAAGTCAAGTGGTATAGAATTTTCTGCTTCAGTTAGGAATTGATTAAAAGTTTTCATTTACCTACTACTGTTCTTTATTGTAGTATTTATTCACTAGATCATTTACAATCTTTTCAGTACCATTTAATTTTAGCGATTTTCGGCATTGAAAACACTACTTTTAAATCCTTTTTTTATCGCATTAAATGCTTGTCTTGGAGTTGTATTTCCTAGTCTAGAGACAGTATTATTTACTGACTGTTTTCCTCTGTCATATGTATTTCTTACTGCGTCATATGCTTGTATTGGACTTGTATCTGCTGCTCGTGCTGCTGTTCTTTTAATAGCACCACCAAGATTTTTTAATGATTGACGTAAATCAGATGGTGATGCTGGTGCGCCAACCTTTTTTGCCTTTTTTTTATTCATTTGTTTCGCTTCTCTTTTTCGAGCATTATCCCGTAATGCTTCCAATTTACTTCTACTAATCTTTAAATCAGATGCTTTGCTATCTGCGTCATTTTCCTCTTGAAGATATTGTTTCAACCAAGCAAGATTAATTAAATCCTCCTCTGATAGTTCTTCAATAACTTGCAATTTATCTACTTCAGAAAGTTCTTCATCAAAAATACTAAACCACTCAACTGTTTCTGACAAGTCAAGTGGTATGCAATTATTGGATTCGGTTAAAAACTGATTAAAAGATTTCATTAACCCACTAAAATTATTCCTTGTAGTATTTATTCACTAGATCATTTACAATCTTTTCAGTACCATTTAATTTTTGAATTTCAAAGTAATTAGTTTTCATGTACTTCTTAATTTTTTTATACTCTTTAGAAATCTTATTGATGTCACTTACAAATCCTTTGACATCAGAATTATCAAAACCTTTTTTCATCTACGTCTCCTTTTATTTTCTGGAATGACATAATCCCACGAGTTTGGATTAATTGTTCCATAACCAAAATCAATATCTTGAATCACATTAGGACCAAATTTATCATAATACATATCAAACAAATCTACTCTACGAGATGATCTTACCATGTCACAATGAACATTATTTTCTAGTTTGTAAAAAATTCTATAAACATCCCTAGGAAGTTGTTTATTCTTTTGCTCATCTGATGTTGCTTTCTCTTTCAACAAAGTACAATTATACTTGGATCTAAGAGATGAAATTTCTTCCTTTGTCCAATAAGTTTCTTCCTTATTCATGGTTGTTTCTTTGACTTTTGTTTCAAACATTTTAACCTCCACGAGTTCCCCAACTAATATCAGGGTAAGATTCAGACACAATCTCTTTTGTAATTTTATATTTCTTATTCAATTGACGGTCTTTAGTCAAACAAACTACTTCTGCTTCTTCTGCATGAAGACCTTCCAAAAGTTGCATAAAAAGTTCTTCTCTTTTGATTGGGCGAAGTTGATCGTTACCACCTTTCAAAAAATTATAAAGAATTTTATGCTCATGTGAAAGATTTGTGTGCTCGGTTCCCTTTGGTGCTTCGTTTGGTCTATAAGGAGGTGTTCCTTCTGGAAGCATGTTTGTAACACTTTCGTCAAAATTCCAAATCAAAATAGACTTAAGCTCTGGGCTTTCAAAATCTTTAAGTGCTTTGATTTTTTCTGCTTTTGTTCTTTTCTTAGAAACAAATTCAAGCACTTCACTAACCAAAGGGTTAGGAGGTAGTGCTACTGTTGCTGGTGCTGGCATAATAATCTCCAATTAATTTTCGTCTTCGTCGTAGTCAGTAAAAAGTTCTTCCGGATTTTCAAATCTAAAAGCAATGATTTCGTCTGGTATTAAATTACCGTGATTATCAAACATTTCGGGATGATAATTCATTTGTTTGGTCAGGATATTTTCTCTTGCTATCCATCCTATTACACCTCCCACACAAAAGAAAAGAAAAGAAAATAACGTACAAATAGTAAGCGTAAGTTCTAACATGTATTTCTCCCAGAGGACGTTTCTTGTTTACTAACAAAAAACTCAAAATTAATTTTATGTCCAAATAAAATTTGATTGAACTTAAAATCAAAAATTTTGAGCTCTAATTTTTTTTTCTCCCTAGATCTGAGTAGAACTTCTACACCTTTATTTAGATGCAAGCTTTTTTCTTCTTCCTGGTCTTCGTTCTTTTTCATATTTCCAAGCATCCTCAAGAATTTTATACAAATAATTTCTTATTTTTCTTGCATGAGGTTTAGAATGATGACCATAAGCTTCTCTAAGTTGCTTATGCATTTCATCAGAACCTCCTTCAAGATAATCATCCAAATCCATAATGATGTTATTTAGATTTGCAGCACAAGTACTTTCAATAAAATCTTGAGTTTGTTTCTTAGTTGCCTTATTTGACTTTAAAAATTCGTAAAGATTAAAAGTAAATTTGTTCTGAAGAAACACATAATCAATTGCTTTCTCAACAATACTACAAAGTTCTTCCATTAAAGTAAATTATTTTCCTGAAGGTAGTTAAGAGTGTTTATACATCCACCAAGTGTTTTATCATCACAAATTACTTGAGGAAATGCAGAACCAAGTCCAAATTTATCATAAAATTCTTTTTCAGTAAAGTCCTCATCCAATTCATAAACTTCATATTTAACCTTTGCCAAGTCCAAAAGTTCTTGAACTTTATCGCAATAAGGGCAACCGTTTTTTGAATAAATCGTAAACTTCATAAACCCCTTTTTAAAATTGTTATGTTTAGGTTCTTGCATTCTAACGCATTTGAAAGAAATTCACAAGCCCTTTCTGGTGATGTGTGATCTCCACAAGTAAAGATATCCACCGCAGCATAGAATTTTTCAGGCCAAGTATGAATACTAATGTGACTTTCTGATAAAAGGCAAACTGCAGTAACTCCTTGTGGAGTGAATTCAAATTTAACTTCTTCTATCAACGTTGCATTGGCGTATTTTACTGCCTCTCTTAAAGAAGTGCTGATAAAGTTAGAATTATTTAAAAGATCTTTATTACAATCACACAATTCTGCAATGTGATGTATACCAAGCACTTCTTGTATCATTTCATAAAAAACTGAATAAGTTTGAGTATTTATTTAATTTACAAGTACTGGTTCCCCATGACCCTCTGGAAGTTGAGGTGCTTGAGAAGAGACAACTGGATTCTTGTTTGAGTTTTTAATGACGATAAAGGCATCTTTTTGATAAGTAACTGTCCCATAAGGTTTTGCCCATTTTGGATTTGCATCTGGGTGAGTTGCGGTTCCTGTTGCAGAACAACCACCAACATTCACCTCAAAAGTATCATCACCAGTCCAACCAAGAGAACGCATTACCTCAAATACATCTTTCATTACATACTGAAACTTTGATTCCTCTCTTGATGCTAACGCAAGGTCATCAATCATTTTGGTATAAAGGTCATCAATGTTCTTGTTGCCTGCACGAAAGTCATTTCCATAATCATCAAAAGTTTTCTTGGTAATTTTAGACATAAAAAATGAGGAGATTTCTCTCCCCATTATAGTATGATTTAAGTTGAAAGTCAATTGGTAGTATTATTTTTTCTTGGACGATAAGAATATAGATTTGTGGGCAATGGAGGTTTCATCAAATCTTCTATTTTATTAAAATTATCTTCATGGTAAAAGTCTTGTTGAACATACCACAATTTCCAATGCTCATGTCCTTTAGATTGATTACAAGAATGACAGCAGGACACAATATTTCTTGTTATATCAAGACCACCCTTACATTGTGGAATCACATGATCTAATGTTAGATTTTCTTCTGAATTACAATAAGCACATTTATGATCCCAACTTTCTTTAATGTGTTTTCTCCATAATCGTTTTGCTTCAGATGAACTTGTAGTCTGTAAATTAAACAAGTAGTCCTGAGGCGACTGGAGAGGTCTCATAAGTTACTGCGACTTATGAGTATTTATTTTCTATATTAGAGACATCAGAAAGAGGAACACTCCGAAACTTATGAATAAGGAACTCCGAAGAGTTCCCCTTTATTTTATCACCCGATGGATGGTGCAGTCAAGGCAACCGAAGTTGTTTGAGCAGCAGCAAGGTCAAGTGGGAAGTTGTGAGCGTTACGTTCATGCATCACTTCCATACCAAGACCAGCACGATTAAGGATGTCTGCCCAAGTAGGAATTACTCGGTTTTGACTATCAATAAGAGACTGGTTAAAATTAAAACCGTTGAGGTTGAATGCCATCGTGGATACACCAAGAGCGGTGAACCAGATGCCTACAACAGGCCAGGCAGCAAGGAAGAAGTGCAGTGAACGTGAGTTATTGAAGGACGCATATTGAAAAATAAGGCGACCAAAATAACCATGAGCAGCAACGATGTTATAAGTCTCTTCTTCTTGTCCGAACTTATAACCATAGTTCTGACTTTCGGTTTCGGTTGTTTCACGAACCAGTGATGAGGTTACAAGAGAACCGTGCATCGCAGAGAACAATGAACCACCGAAGACACCAGCAACACCCAACATATGGAAGGGGTGCATCAGAATGTTATGCTCTGCCTGAAAGACAAGCATATAGTTAAAAGTACCAGAAATGCCCAAAGGCATAGCATCAGAGAAAGAACCTTGACCGAAAGGATAGACCAGGAATACAGCAGATGCAGCAGCAACAGGTGCCGAGTATGCAACGCAGATCCAAGGACGCATACCTAGACGGTATGAGAGTTCCCATTCACGACCCATATAGGCATAGATGCCGATGAGGAAGTGGAAGACAACAAGTTGGAATGGACCTCCGTTATAGAGCCATTCATCAAGGGAAGCAGCTTCCCAAATAGGATAGAAGTGAAGTCCAATAGCATTAGAAGAAGGAACAACAGCACCAGAGATGATGTTGTTACCGTACATGAGCGAACCAGCAACTGGTTCACGAATGCCATCAATGTCCACTGGTGGGGCTGCAATAAATGCAACGATGAAGCAAATAGTAGCAGCAAGTAGGCAAGGCACCATCAATACACCAAACCACCCGACATAAAGACGATTATTGGTAGATGTAATCCAGTCACAGAATTGGTTCCAAGTATTTGTGGAACGTTGTTGAGCAATTGTAGCAGTCATTTGTAAAAGGGTAAGTATGAGTTCGGGGGAACGAACCGTTAGGAATTATTCCTACACCACCCTCCAGTGTAGGTATGAGGGATGCTTTACTTCTCTTGATCCCGGTTGGAGAAGATACGAAGATGAGAAATTGTTAGATTTCTTAACCCGTGTATGTATTTATCATACCATTGTTAGGAAATGCTGTCAATAGGTCCAATTACCTAACTGGCACAGTATAAATAGAAATCATTTTTTTCTCACACAATAAAAAAATTTTTATAAATATCTTTAGTTATTCATACCAAGAAAATGAAAAGATTACTTTTAATCTCTTCGTTATTCTTTGCTATTCCTGTAAGTGCTACTGAAATTACATCTAAGATTACTGATTCTGTTCAACTTAGCGTACAGGGTGCTGCGGTACAATCAACAAGAATCGGAGCATCTTATGGTGTGTCGGGAACAAATATTCAATCAACTTCATTCGGTGGAGTAGGTGGTGCTGGAACTTATGACATCAATACATCAGGTCAAGCATTTACTTTCTCAGAAAGTTTTACTGCTGCCGATACTCCTGTCACCACTCAGTCGGTTAGTGCTGGAGCAATTGCTACTCCCAACCTTTATGGCAACTCTACTACTCAGTTAGCAGGAGATAAAGGTTCTCTTGCTGGTACATTATCACCTACTGGTGTTCCTACCGTCACTGCTGGTGGTGCTGGAACTACTGCTACTGCTCAAAGAACCATTGAGTTGAGTGTATTCAAATGAGACATATCCTAGTAGGTATATTCCTGCTAGGGTTTTCTTGTCCTACCCTAGCAAATACCGTAGTGCCTAATTTTACGAGAGGCACTATCAATGCAACAACTGAGACAACAACAAAAATCGTAGAAGTAATTCGCCAAGTTGATTATACAACTGGCACATCATACACTGTAACTGGAACGAACATTAATATTCCTGGTAGACCAAACCAGAATTCTAATTATAGTATCATGAATCAAGGTGCTCTGTTTCAATTCAGTGAAACTTACCTTGGACCTGGAGTCGCAAAAGAAACATGGATAGACAGAACTACCGAGCAACAATCAACCACTACATCCACCTCTGTATTTACCCAATAATTATTTTACTATTGACATCATCGGGAAAAACACAAACAGCACCCAGTAATACTAACATTGCTGGACCGAGTGCGAGTGCTACTGGTAGTGTAACAAATCAGGCAGTTCAGGTTTTACAAGGACCTTATGCTATGAATACTTATGGTGGTGGTGTGAGTTGTCAAGGACCTACTATGAGTATTGCTCCATTTGCTTTTGGTAATAGCAATAAAAGTTTAGACCCAGAAACATACCAATCTTTTGGTGGTAATGCTGGTCTGAGTTTAGGTTTCAACTTTCCTCTTGATGGATCACTACAAGAGATATGTAAAGCAAGAGCAAAAGTTGAAATTTTAAGACAAAATAGTGAATATGAAAAAAGTCGTTTAGATTTTGAACTTGTTCGTTTGAGAATTTGTGGAGAGCAAATACGAGCAGGGGTATTTTATCACCCAGAAAGTCCTTATGGAAAAATATGTGCTGATATAATGGCAACAGCACCAAACGGACACATTATGTCTGGAAATGGAGTTGTTATAAGCAAACCCCCAGTAATGAAATAGGTTATACAAAATGAGTGAGATCCCCAACATTGGTGCGAATGGGATTCCAAATATTAATAATCTTGGTGGTCCCAGTATCATCCCCACAATAAATCCACCAGTCGTTCAACAGACACCTCAAGCACTCATTCGTAGTTTAGAAGTGCCGATAGTTCGTTATACTGACACCTCAATAAAATATCCTACTCTCAGTGTTCCTACTCAAGCAGAGTTTGATGAGGCAGTAAGAGCAGAAAGGAATGCCCAGGAGGAAGCGGAACAAGAGAAGTCTAGGGGTCTTCCAGATACTCCTGTGATTCCACCTATACCACAAGTTTTGGTTCCTACTCCCCCCACTGATGAGGTGAAGAATGTTGAAACCCCCCCAGTTGAATTCGCCAAACCAGACACGGGCATCCCAATCATCGAAGTTCCCCTTCTCGGACCAGTTCCTGTTCCTCCTAAGGAACAGGTTATTCTTGCTGGCACCACTGCTACTGCTTCTGTTGCTGCGGCTCTTATTGGCAAATCTCTGGTGGAATGGATGGTAGCAAAAATGAAACCCATCGTTCAACAGATACTAATAAGGGGCAAGAAGCTCTTGAATAGAGACCTTACCCCGTATGAATTACAATTATATTTTGCTGCTGAATTAGATAAGAAGAATTTAAAACTACTCAAAAAAGAATGGAAGGAAGAAAAGAAAAGTCAGTATAAAAAAGCACATAATAAGTAACTACTTTCTTTTTGCCTCCAATTCAGCAAAGTCTTTTTTCTTTGTGCCCCCATCATACTCCGTGACCATCACCTTTATATCCAAGTTTCTTCGCTTGCATTGCTGCTTGCGATTCTGTTGCTTCAGTTAAGAATTGGAGAAAACTTTTCATTAATGTATCTTATTGCACTTATAGTTCTTTTAGTTATTTATTGTTTAAAAATTTACTAGACACTGAATTTTCGGGTTCTTGGATCAATATCAAATATTCCATCTAAGGCTTCTAAGTAATGTCTTGGATACATTTTATATGTTTTATTTGCACCTGATCCAGAACTTGGGTTTTCCCATTTATATCTAAATTGCATAAGTGAGCTAGCAACTCCATCTGCCTTTATTAATATTAAAGAACTTTTTCCAGTATCTTTATATTCGGCAGAGAAAGTTAAATTAGATAAAACTTGCCGGAATTCTTGATCTATTTTTAGTGTCTTTCCTCCAGTCATATACATTTCACCACCTCTAGTAGATCCCGTCAATTTAACAAGTTCAGTATCAACACCATTACTAAATCCATTTATAACATAATTTATAAAATTTTGTTTTGGAAAATTAGAATTCATAAGATTTGCAGCACTACGATATACTCGTTTAGCTGCATTTTTTGTGTCGTCTGGTATAGTAGTAGATTCTATTGCTTGTCTAGTGGCATATTTTTTAGTAAATACACCTTCACTTAAATATGACTGCATAGAAGAAGTCCACTCCTTCTTAATTTGTGTAGGTATATTCACACCCAACTGTCCAAATAAATCTTCAAACTTTTGCCATTCAAATCCACTTACTTGAGCAAATTGTTCTCCTCCAGGAACCTTACAAGATACTGCAAATGCAGGAATATTTGGACCACCATCATTCGTTTGAATCGTAACTGTTACATCTGCCTTGACTGTTCTTTGATCAACAAGTCCATCAGCAGTTATGTTAATAACATCCTCAAATCCATTAAAAGCAACTCTTTTAACTCTAGCATTCAAGTTTGCATGACCATTAGCAAGAGCAGCAGAAGAACGAATAAAATCACTTATTTCATTAAAATTTTTTGTTCTTACCATATTTGATATAAGAGAATCAATTTCCTTCGGAACTCCCACAGAAATAATCAAAGAGTCTTTTACTTTTGATTTAAAATGAACATCACTTTGTGTTAGTCTTCTTAAATTTTTTCCACTATTCCATATTTGGATTATCATATCCGCAACATCTTTTTGGTTCACTGGAGGTAAAGTTTGCAGAGAAATTCTTTTAGAAGCTGATTTTTCAAATGCACCCGGTTTTTGTATTTTTTCAATATCACCTATTCTTTTATAAAACCTAGCAGCAACAGCAGCAGTCCAAACTGCCTCAAATATATAACCTCTATTTGGCAAACTTCTTTTGGCCATAATACCAAACACTTTACAGGTATTATTATTTATTCTAA